TTCATCGACCTGTGCATGTCGCGCATCAACTCCGCCCTTGACAAGTTCAACGCCTAAGCCATGAAGATCATTGAAACCGGAATGAACGTCCGTCTGCTGATGGATGACGTTACAGGGGTCCACCAAAAGGCCGGAATGGAGGGCATTGTTGAGCGCAAGGAAAGCGACCAGTGGGGAACGCCCCTGTACTGGGTAGCCACTAGCCGGACGCGATCTGATGGAACCTTGATCCACGACCGAGCGCCTTACTATGCAGAGGACTTGGAACTTGCATCGTTCGGCAACTGACCCCAAGCCCAAGCGCACCCCCTGAACCGATCAACAAAATCACCACACGACAATGGACACCTATCGCCTCTGGAAGAACAATCGCATAGACCAAGAGTTCACCGTTGGTCGCGACGAATTGAAGGAGCGCTTTGCGGCATGGCTGAAGTCAAAGGGCCGCGAATACGTTTCCGCGCACAACAGCGAACTCCTGATCCGCTTTTTCCTGACCGCTCAGGAGGGCATGTCGAGCACCTTCGAGGAATCCGACTTTGTTGCATTCTATGAGGACATGCGTCCTTGCGTGGTGGACTTTGACAGGATTCACGTTAGCTGAACCGATCAACCAAATCACCACACGACAATGCCAAGCCAAAGATTCCCCGTATCGCTCGAACTGACCGGGACCGAAGCCGCCCGCATGGATGCCGCGCTGAAGATGTGGGATGCCGCTTGCGGCCTTGCCGAAGAAACCCGCGACCTGCTTTCCGCCAACGATGCGTTCAACGCGATGCTATGGCGCTTGGACATCACGCCGGAAGAGTTTCACAAAGCGTTGGCCAAGCGAACGAAAAATGCCCACGCCTGAACCGATCAACCCCCTAGAACATGGACACGAAGAACACGCCTGAGCAAGTTGAGATCATCAACCACATGCTCGCATTCGGGCTAACCCCCGGCACGATCATCTTCGACGCTTATGATGGACGCAAGCGCCAAGGCGTGATCCCGCCCGTCGAAGAATGGGACGTGTACAACCCGCACCCTTGCCTTACGGTTGTCAAGGGCGGCAAAACCGATGACGGTCGCAGCCTAAACATCAACTGGCACGGATGTTATGCGGCTAGGGTTAACACGCCGAGCGAATGATACCCTTCAGCAACAGTTCGGATTTCATGTACTGGCACGACCAAAACTGCGGGACATGCGTCCGCGCGTTCCGTCCGGCGAAGGGAAATCAAATGCCCGACTACAACGCCACGCAAAAGCTCGTGAACCTTGGCCGCGAGTGCCGTATGAAGTTCGCCCTTGAACTTGCTATCGGTGGCGGTACCGGGGAGGTTGCCGATGATATGGCCGCGCTGATCGGATGGAAAGGAACTGGCACATGGCCCGCACAGTGCATGATGCACAGCGACGACGACAACGATCGGTGGAAGCCGGGACCGCGCAAACCGCCGCCCGAGGATGACAGACAGATCATGCTCTTCAGCATCGTGGATGATGTACTTTTAGAGCAGGATCAAATCGCGAAGGAATACGCATGATCGCCAAGGCCACAACCCCCAACACCTGACAGCATGAGCAAGGAAGAGATCCAATCCCGCGTGAACGCTATCCGTGAATCGGCTGGCGACTACGAACACGCGCACGGCGAAGAGGACAGCCTCAGAGAGGACTTCATCCGCTACGTTTCAACGCTCGACATTCCGGAGCTTGCGGCGAAGGCTGAACTTGTACTATCCACGTCAACCATTGACTTCCCGCGCTACTGCGCATAGCCCATGAGCACCACACCCACAGAACGAAGACTGGCAATCACGCCGGGGGATGCAATCCTTGGCGACGAGAACAACGACTGCGCCGAGATCCAACTTGAAAACGGAGCGGTAATCAGCTTCGGACGCCACGACAAGATGAGCGGCGTTCCTGTGATGACGCGGGATGAAATGCTGGCAGAGGTCCATCTTGGCATTGATGCCCACAACACGGCCAACGCCTGCCACCTGACGCCATCGGAGCTACTAGCAAAGCTGAGGGAAGCGGAGACCGTTGTCCGTAGTCTGCTCGATGAGGCTTACACCCTGCATTCCGACGATCGAAAGGCCGCTAATTCATTCCTTTCCAACCTCCCCAAGTAAGATGACCACAGACAACCCCAAGGTGAGCGAGCCGCTGGTGAGCGATGTCAAGATAACGACACTTGCCGAAAGCTATGCGGACTTTGAAATGACCAAGAACGACGGCGAGAGCTACTCAACGCACCTGAGTGGATTCGAGTACGGCGCATCGAGCATGCGCGCCATCTATGAAGCCAAACTTGCCCGCCTCCGCGCAGAGCGTTATGATCTTGTGGGGGCGCTGGAAAGTATGCTGAAAACCTTCGGCGAACTTGGGCCGCTTCACCCCCGCGTTGTTTCCGAAGCCCGTGAAGTGTTGTCGAAGCACAAGCCGGAATAGCCATACCTTCGGGGCGGTTGCACCCTCAGTCCATCCGGGCCGCTCAGAAATGGGTGGCCCGGTTCGCTTCTATAAGTGGCCAAAACAGGAAGGAACGGGGGAGGTTTGGCTGCTTATGAAATGCGAAGGGCGGACCTTTCGACCCGCCCCCGCAATGGACCGCACGAACCGCTACACACCCGCCAAGGCAGCGCGTAGTTCGTTGCGGTCAAGGCTTTCGATGGCGGCTACGGCAACTGCTGCGACCTGCACAAGTTCGGCCCGTAGTCGGATAAGCCGGAACTCGTCAACCGGGTAGTGTGTTCCCGCCCAGTGATGTTCTAGGGCTTCCTTTTGTGCCTCTCCCACTTCTTCAACTAGGATCGCCATCCATTCGATAGGGGAGTGATCTTGTACGCCCCATTTCGTTAGCTGGTTCCCGCGCTCATCGGTAACGCAACGAATGGCGTGAAGGGTTGCCGATATCAACTGTGCTTTGTCCGTCATTTGGTCCGGGTTGGGCGAAAGCCCCGGAGGTTGTCCATCCTTGTTATGGGTCTCCGGGGCACCTCGCGGTATCATTCTTCGGTTGCTTCCATTTCTGTCAGTTCGCCCGTGGCCTGTTCATCGAACAACTGCGCCTCGCGATCGCCAACGAACCGGTTTCCAACCGTTGCAAGGTTGCGGATAGCCTGTTTATAGTAGCTGTCCTTCAGTTCGATGCCGATGGCCTTGCGACCCATGCTTACCGGGCTGTATACCTCGGACCCCACCCCCATGAACGGGGTGAGTACCGTTTCTCCGGGATTGCTGTACAGTTCCACGATGCGGTCTATAACGTCAAGCTGCAAGGGGTGGACGTGCTTTTCGTCATCCTCTTCCCGCGCCTCTTTGTACTTCAGCACGTTGTCGATCCGGATATCGTCCCACACGCTCGACGCGTACCGTTGCCAGATGATGTGCGAGAGCTTGTTGGTTTTCGGGTCTGTGTGGTCCTTGTACTTCGCGCGGAGTTGGTCGAAGGTGCCATATTTGTCCGTCATGGCCGGAAGGATCGGCGTGGCCCCGGCATAGTGCTTCAGGCCGGTCGGGTGCGTTACTGGCACTTCGTTCTCCCCGGCGCGTTTGAACACGAGCATATAGTCGGGCATGGCCGTGAAGCATTCCGTGCTGTCCTCAACTATCAGTTTGTGCATAAGTGATCGGACCATTGTCCGCATCCGCACTTTCAGAGGCTCCTTCCAAATTGTGATCCGGTTACGGTAGGCGAAGCCGTGCCCTTCATGGAGTTTGATGATCTCGTGGGGGAAGTCCCAAAGCTCTTCCGTCTTGCTGTTCATTACGTCCGTGCAATGAACGGCGGTGATCCGACCCGGCTTGGTGATGCGGGCGATCTGCGCGATCAGGTGTTCGTACTGTTCCATGAACTGCTCTTTGCTGTCGCAGTTGGAAAAGTCGTTCTCCGAGCTTGAATAGTTGTACAGGCCAGCGAACGGCGGGCTGTATACGCTCAGGTCGATGGAAGCCTCCGGCAGTGTCGGAAGCACGTACATGCAGTCCGAGTTATAGAGGGCGTAGTCTTCGGTGATGTGCTGTTCTTTGACCATGTTAGGCGGGTTGTTTGATGTTCAGGAATGAAGGAAGTTGTGCGGGCTTGTTGAACTCCTTGGAGGAGTGCAGGTATTCGGAGTTGATCGAAGCGTTGAGCTTGTCGAACAGTTCGGCGGCCTTGTCCGCCTTTGCTAATAGGCTATCCATTACGCGCTGTTGTCCGTCGCTGTATACCAGTTCGCACGTAACGGGCCTCTGTTGACCGAAGCGCCAAAAGCGTCGGATCGCTTGGTAGTATTGTTCGTAGCTGAAGGTAGGAAAAAATACCGTGTGCGCGCAGTGCTGCCAGTTCAGGCCGAAGGCCGTGATCTTTGGTTTGGTGATGAGGCGCTTTATCTGACCCGACGCGAAGGCAAGTAGCAGTTCTTCCTTTTTGTCAAGGTCCATTGATCCGCTGATCTGTCGAGCTTCTTTGTCGATCTCTTCCAATAGGTCGCCCTCTGCGTTGAAGTTGCACCAATACACCGACGTATCGTGTCCATGAGTAAGGTTAGCGGCCACCTCGCAACGCTTGGCGATGGTTTGCCGCTGCTCCGAACGAACCTCTGTCAATCGCCGCGCTATTTGATTGAACAACTGGATCTGCCCATCGACCACAAGGTTCTCGTCATTCTTCACCGAATGGTGACGAAGGGTGAGCGCAGGCAGGTTGTGGCGTTCATCGCTGAAGCCAAGGTCCGAAGGCTTGCGCATGGATACGCTCCACGAACTCACCCATTCAAAGAAAGCCGTCTGCGCGTGGCCCTTCAGGATCCACTTCGTGCCGATGTTCATGGGGCTGATCGTGTCTTCGTTGTTGGTGAAGAACTTGCCCAGCATATCCATATATCCCATGTATCCAAGAGCCTCCGCGCTTGTGCCTAGTTCGATGAAGTCGTTCGGCGAAGGGGTGGCCGTGAACAGGTAGCGGTACTTCACCCGTCGCATGAACTGCGTAACGCTTGCCTTTATCGCCCCATCGAAGTTCTTCAAAATGGAACTTTCGTCAAGGATCACAGCCCCGAAGTCGTCCGCATTGAACTTGTCGAGACGTTCGTAATTGCACACCACTATCCGCGCAGTGTGCCTACCGTCCTTGCTGTATTCGATATCGTCAATCCCGAACTTCGCCGCCTCTTTGATGAACTGGAAAGCAACGGCGAGTGGGGTAAGGATGAGCACGGGCTTTCCGGTGTGCCGATGGTAGTTCACCGCCGTGGTCAGTTCGATGATCGTCTTACCTAGGCCGGTATCGAGGAACTCAGCACAGCGGCCCTTTCGGATACCGTATTCGCACACGTAACGCTGAAAGTCGAATAGGCCATCAGGTATCCACGTCGGATCTATGCCGTGGTTCGCGGGCCTATGCCGCTTGCTTTCAAGTAGCTGCTCGTAGTTCATGGCGGGTGTTATTGATGTACTTCGCCCACTTCTCAAAGCTCAACCGTTCCGGGGGCGTTACGGATCGGATGGCGGG